CAATTTAATTATTTTTTATATAGTATATATGCTAACAAAAGATATAATTAAAAGTCTCATTACCGTAGCTCTTTACACTGCAGTTATAGTATTCACTTTTAATTATACATATAAATTTATAGAAAATAAATAAATTTTATTTATACATAGATTTAGATCTTTTTTTACCATAGAAAGTATTATTAATTAAAAGATTTTTTTCAATTTCAGTTAATCCATTTAAATTTTCTTTTAAATATTTATTTGTCAGATTATCAGTAGTAACTTTTCGCAAATTAGTATAACCTGCACCATCAGTAATTTTATAAAAAGAATTTAATAGATTTTTTCCTTCTAAATTAAATTCACCATTCATAGATAGTTCATCAAATAATTCTGGTTTTGCTTCTTTTAATTCTCTTAAAAATTTCTTTCCTTCTTCTAATTTATATCTAATAGATAATTTGCTGGAACTTGTAGTTTTCCATTTGATATCACCAACTTCGATAATAAATCTTTCGTCATGAGTATCATTTGGTTTTAAATACCACATAAAACTAGGCAACTCATCTGCTTTAATGTTTGAAGATTTAGAAAATTCTATAATACGTTTCTTTTTTTTTAGATTTTTTTTAGTTTCTTTGTCATGTGTATCATATAATAAATTTTCTTTGCGATTATCTATACCGAGTCTATTTAAATGTACTATGTTGTTGTTTTTCTTTTCTAAATTATTTTCTTTGTTATGGAGGGCCATGACTAATTCGTGCATTGTGATTTCTATATCTTGATTATTTACATTATGCGTGCTTACTACAAAGCCTGAATCATTAATTTTCCAAGATTTATTTAGACTTTTAATTTTATCAAAATAAAAATCATTGAGTATTACTGGTAGATTTTGTCCTTTATATTGGAATTTAATTAGAACATATGTATTGTCATCAATAGTTACTTTTTTAAAATTATTAAGATATACCATTATTTATATTAATAATTGATAAAATTTATTTTTTTAATTTTTTTATAAAGCTCTTGATTGAAAAGCTAATCCAGCCATTCCAGAAAATATCCGCAAAATATTATTGCTAAATGCATAACTAGATACTTTAAAACTAAAATCATTATTTTCTACCATATTTTCTAATTTTCTATTAAAAATAAAATTTAAATTAGCATCATGTAATTGAGAAAAATTAACAGTTCCTGATGGTTGTAGCATTTGCGGATAAAGCGCAAAGTTATATAAAAATAAATTAGGTACAAGACTAGAACAATAGTGTTTATATGGTTGCCATAAATTATAATAATTAAAGTGCTTAATTACTTCGCGATCTCTTCCATTAAATTTTAATTTCATATAATCAAATGGATTATAAATATTATTATTAGTATCATAAAAATTATAATCAAATATATTTATTCTATCTTTAATACGAACAGGTTTGGCTATCCAGAATAATTGCTTGATACTAAAATCAAAATTTAGTTTATAGTCTATTAGATATTGTTTATTCATTGTACTATTTACTTGGTCTTCAAATGATTCTTTTGATTCAGTTATATTTTTTTTAGTAAATATTTCTTCATGTCCAATTTGAAAAGTTTCTATTAAATATTCCAGCTTAGTTTCGCATAATCTTTTTCTTTCTTCTTCTTCTACAAATATATATTGAGCTATTAAATAAGAATTTAATTTAGCATTTTTTATTTTAGCATATGGAGAAAAATGAACTTCTTCAAATTTTTTAAATTTTACTGCAATATCTATTGGTGAATGAGGCATTGCGACTATAGGGAGTGCATTTGCTATATGGCGACAAAACCAAAAACGCAAAGGCAAATATAATAATTTTTTTGGTTTAATACTAGAATCATAATTATATAAATCGTAAATATTACCAATCATTTTATTATAAACTTCTTCTTTATTTTCGTCTAAATTAATAATATAATCACTTCTAATAATTTCACTATTATGTTTATCTATAATAACGCCATCAATACTTACTTCAATATAGTCTACTAAATAGTGAGCTAATTCTTTAACCCATGCAAATTTGGGTTTACCTGTTTGAAATAAATCATATAATTCAAAACTTAGATTATTATGATCATTATAATTATTATGATTATTATGATTAAATTTTTGACTGAATAATTCTTTTTTATCTGGAAAATACCAGCAATTATTTTTTTTAAATGCTATTTTTTTTAATTCAGTCATAATGGCATTTTTTACTTTTGCTGATGTAGCCTTCGAATATTGGTCTTTTAAAGATATAATATAATTATCAATAGCTGTTTTTGCATCATCGTACATATAGAATAATAATTTGTCAGTTGATTTTCCATTATAAGTAAATGGTATATTATACTTCGTCATAATTTTCATCAAATCACTTACAAGAAAATATTGATCAGTTATATTTATTTCTGGTATTTCAATTGCTAAATAAATTTTATGTAATAAATCACCTAATAATTTAATTCTACATTTACCTATTTTCCCAAAATTAACATTTTCAGCAAATTTTAATACTTTTGGAAATAAAGAAAAATTAGTATGTCGGCGATAAACTATTTTAAAATATGTTATTTCTGGTTCTTTTATAATATATAAATCATCATAACCACGGGCTACTAATTGAAGAATACCTCCGGTCATTATATAATATAGCTATATTATATAATTCATTCTCTAAATTATATAATCTAAGTAAAAGCTAGAGATCCCATTCCACCAAGAATGCGTAATATATTTTGCGATAAAGAAAATATTTTAAATATTGTAGTTTCTGGAACATTCGTAATTTTATTAGTAGCTCTGTCTAATTCAAATAACATATTTGGATCTAAATCTACTATTAGTTGCTTAAAAGACAATCGAGACATATTACAAGATCCACTTGATTGGTGTTCTTCTGGCATAAAACAAAATGAATAACTATTTACGCCATCTTTTGGTATTGTAGTATGACAATAAAATGGTTGTAAGTGATTAAAATATCCATAGCTTGATTTACTTAATAATTTATTACCATTAATAAATAATTGGGCTTCTTTACATGGATTAACTGTTTCATCAGTATAAACTCCATAATTTGTCCATAAACATTCAGTAGTTCCATTTGGATTACTCAATAAAGATTGTCTTTGTACAATCCAGTATATTTCTTTTGATGGATTAGTAAATTCAAGTTTTATTTTAAATTCTTCTAAAGTATTTTCATCAAATTGTGTCTGTACTATATCTACTAAATATTCATGTCCAGATTGTGCAAATTTTCTTCGTTCAATAGTATCAAGATAAACAAAATCAGTCAGTAAATTTACATTTAATTGATGACCTCCGTCTATATATAAATTATCCAGATTAAAAGATTCTCCAACATCTTCTATATAAAATAATTGACTAAACTTACGCAATTTAAGTCCAATTTGAATATCATGATATTGCAACGAAACAAGAGGCAATGCTTGACCATTGAATCTATTAAACCAGAATATTAATGGAACATAAATAGTAGTTTTAGGTTTAGTAGTTCTATCGAAATTTATTAATTCTGGAATATTACCAATCATTTTCATATATGTTTCTTCTAAATCTTTGTTTCCAGTTAATTCATACCAAATATCAATCCATTCACCATAATGTTTATCTATAATATCTCCTCCGATATATACATTGATATATTCTATGATAGAATGTCCAATTCGTTTGACCCATGCTGATTTATAATTTAGATTTTTTTCTTCAAGTAAATTTCTTTCGGTATTGATTATGAGCCATTGAAAATATTCTACAATAAGTTTACTTGTATTAATAGCTCCAGATAAAACACTCATTAAATAATTTTTATCTGCTAGTATAGCATCAGTTGGATTTTCTGCTATATATAATAAACTGATACAATCATAAAAAAATTTACAAATAATATATCTATTTATAATTGGACTATTTGGTGATAATTCTGTAGTATTAAGAATATCAATAAAGCTTTCTATAATAGAAGGAATATCTGAACAAAAATTATCTGAAATACCATTAGCAAATACTTTTAGAATTTCATTAATCATTTCTCGTGGATCTGTAATATTATCTAACTGATAGATTTCGTATGCTCGTCTATATGCTTCTGTATTAAGTAACATAAAACATTGAATAATTTCATAATCTGCTATATATTGATCATATTGCTTTTGTAATTCAGCTACTTTTATAGTATTAATTGGTCTCTTGAAACTAATTTCTGGCAAAACAATTTCTAAGTACATTTTATGAATTAAATCACCTACTTTGGGAAATGTTAAAGTACTAAATTTATCAAAATCAGGCGAATCATCAAATTTCAAGCGAATAGATTCCATAGCATAATTAGTATGTCTCCTATATACTATTTTAAAATAAGTTATTTCAGGTGTTCCTGTTAAATATAAATCTTGGCTTCCATATGTGGCAATATTAATTAATCCTCCTGCCATAATATAATTAATATATAAGATTTTTTTAATTTTATTATTCTAGACTAATAAATATTTTTTATTTTATTTACATAGTCATTATTCAAAATATTATTAAAAACAATAAGTTCTTTCAATAAATATTTATCTTTTAATAATTTCAATCGAAATACTATTAATTTCACCAACAACACAATATTTACTTGTATTAATGGTATTCTCTCGGTACCCTTTGGCGCCTCTAATGATTTCATACGTGAAGAATATTTTTTAATATCAGTTCTTATAAAATTGAGTAACTCAATTATAGTATCACAATTAGGAAAATTATTATAATTATTTTTTTCAATAGTATATAATAGTGCTACTATACATTCTTCGAGACTGGCACGACCGCACCATAGATTAACTGCTTGTAAATTATTTAATTGTAATAAATACGACATTTATTATAATCATAGTAAATTAAATAAATACTAAACCGCACAATCCATCTACTATACGAAATACATTATGTGCTAATGTATATCCTTTAAAATAGCCATTATTTTTGTCATTTATTATAGTATTTAGATTAAGTTTTATTTCGGTTTGTCCTACATGACTAGAATTACATGTTCCTGATGGTTGAAATTCTTTTGGTGTTAATGAAAAAGAATAAAAATTTAGTCCTTCAGGTAAACTTACATCTAGATGTTGATTTGGTTGAACAAAATTAAAATATTTATATGTCCGCTTAGAAATCCTATCATAACCATTAAACATAATACCTTCTTCTGTAATTAAACTCTTACCATTAAAAGTATATTTATTATTGTCGTAATTATACATATAATCATCTGTATAGTTAAAATAATCATTATTATTTTTGTCTGTAAAATATTGCTGAATAACATACCATACCATAAATTTAGTAGGATTTTTAGAATCAGCTTTAGCACTATAATTAGATGCCGTTATAGTTTGTGTATTATATAAATGCAATTGGTCAATTAGATATTCATGCTTATTTTGTACAAACCGATTTCTTTCATCATTATCTAAGAAAACATAAGTAACTAATAAATAGCATTCTTGTAATGAAACATTTTTTAATGGCTGATTATTATAAATTTTTGGTGTAGCTCCTAATTTGGGAATCGCAAAATTAGTAGTAGTTCTGCTTCGGATTATATATTGAGGATAGCGTCTGAAAATCTCATCGAGTGCATAAGTTTGTCCTTCTTCATATGGTAAAGATAAAAATTTATTTCTTGAAATTCTTTTATAATATAATTTTCGAGTAATTGGATCAAAATCAGTAACTAATGCAGATGCAGTAACTCCATCTATTGTTTGATAAATATATTCGCCAGATTTAAAAGAACATAAATTATCTTCTAGTTCTAAATAATTAGTAGGTGTCAATAAGTGGCAATTTTCTAAATCATTTAATTCTAAATTAATTTTTACTTCACTATGATGTAAACATATAATTGGTATTGCTAAACTTGCAGTACGACAGAACCAAAATTGCAATGGAATATATAAAGTATATTTGTCTTTTGTTTGGGTAAAAGAATATAATTTTTCTATATTACCAATCATTTTATCTAATCCACGATCTTCTTTACGAACAAACAATTCTGTTATTATATTGAGCCAATCACCATATTGTCTATCAAGAAGTTGTCCACCTATTTCTATTTCTATACTTTTAATAAGAGCATATCCTATTTTTTTGACCCATGCAAATTTAGTATAAGGATCAATAGTTCCATCAACAAGAAAAAATGGTTTAATTTTAGGAAGAGTTGCTACTAGATGTGTTTTTCCTACTAGGTCACCATTCGGCGCCAATGTGCAAGTTACTTTCTTTCCAAAATCTGGTTTATGTGTAAAATATTGTGGAATTGCTTCAAGACTAAAATTAGTATGTCTGCGATATATGATTTTAAAATATGTTATTTGTGGATCACGAGTTATGAAAATATCTTGTATACCTTTGGCAACAAGTTGAATTAATGCGCCTGTCATATATATTTATGAATATATATAATTCCATAAATTAATTTTATAATATAAATTTAGCTTTTGGATATTTAGATAAAAAATCTTGTTGTGATTTAGCAAGCAAGTTTTTTAATTGTATAAAAATAGTAAATCCATCTTTAATATTTTCTTCAGTTAAGGGAACTTTTTTTAGAGAATTATCCAAATTAATATTATGATGTTTGACAGCATATATATATTTTGTTAAATTAGCTATCATGTCGGCAATTTTTTTTTCGGCATCAAAATATATTACTAAATTAGTAGTTAATTTATCTATTGTTTGCTTAGATAATTTAATTTTTGGATGTAATTTTTCATGATAATCTTTTAATAAATTAGTTATTTTTGACGTACTAATTGTCAACTGGGCATCAGTCGTATTTTGCAATACCAATTTAGCCATCGAGTTAGTCCTTTCATCATTAATGTCAAGATATCCTTCTGTTATATCTTTAAAAATTGCAATTTTATTATATTTAACTTTCATATATTCTTCAAATTCTTTTAAATAATACAATTGACTTTCAAATTCTGTAAAATCAGTATTTAATATTGCAGGATTAGAGTTTACATAGTCTACCAATAATTGCAAATATTTTAATAAATTTTGATTCTTATTTAATTTATCTTTATTGGCCGGATCTTGGCGCGAAATCCAAAAACTAATATTTTCCATTTTATTAATATACATTTTATAAAGAGGAACATAATCAGAATATTGTTTAAAACCAAATTTTTTCAATAAAGATAATACAATATTAATATCCATTTTTTCGATTTGTTCTTTTGCTCCATTAAAAAAATTATGTGTATTTGGAATTACTTTTAATAAATCATTAATTGTCATACTATCATAATTTAATAAGGCATCAAAAAAAAACTTATTACATAGTTCAATATTTTTATGTTTTACACCAATTCGCTTACAAGTATCAGCAAAAGATTCATCTTTATCAACATATATTTTTTTTAAATTTGGATATTTACCATCATATTTATATAATCCATTTGAATCTCTGAAAACAAATTCAGTAAATGTATATCTTTCCGGATCTAAATAGCTCAATATTTTATCGTTGTCCATATATTATAATTAAGAAATAATTGTTTCATAATTATATAAATAATAAAATTTATTCAAAGAATTTGCTATACCCAGTTGGATCAAGATCTTTTTTGTAAATAGCATCGATAAATTTTGCAATTAGTTTTTCTGTATTTCTATGCGTTTCTATTTTCTCTTCGAATTGTTTTTTTATTTCATCAATATCATCAGAAGAAAATTTTATATTAGTCTCACCTGTGAGTTTTAGTAGATCATATACTGATTGAACTCTATCAAAAAATTCGGCATATTTGACCAAGTTTTCTTGTGCAGTTTTCAATTTATTTAATTCTTCAGTTATTTTACTATCGACAGTATTGTCAAGTGTTACATTGGTGAGTGAATTTTTGAGAGTAGTGTAAATATGTTCTAGTTGCGCATGTCCAAGTTTACCAGAGGCAAAATTATCTTTGAGTTCATTTAAACGAGAACCACCTTTGAGTTCATTTAAACGAGAACCGCCTGATTGTAAATATTGTGGCGGTTCGTACCCATATGAATAAAATAGT